CTCGCTTATCGGTGCTAATATTGCAGTAGTATATAATACTAAAAACCGCAAACTAGGCATTTACTATGCAAGCAATGTAGATCCAAAAGGCTTGATGCGAGAAGGAAGTGGTTTTGGAGTGAAGGGCACTACTATCACTGGATACGACGAGGAAAAAAGTGTACAAAAGACATTGCGCAAACCAAAAGAAACTCTTGGTATTGTTAAGAAAACCACTCGAGCAAAGACTGTAAAGACATTCCAAGAACTAACTACTACAGACACAAAACTAAATGGTAGATTCAATAAAGAAACAATACTACTGGCGGTGTTTGCAAAATAATAGTGAATGGGGACACTGAGTGTCCCCATTTGCATAAATACTTGTAGGAGAATTACCTATGAGTGCAAAAGATGATTTAATTAAAGAAATGGAACTTCGCTTAGGCGGAGGAATGGTTGACGTAGAACTTGACCCGGAACATTATGAGCTTGCTATTGATAAGTCATTAGCAAAATATCGCCAACGTGCAGAGAACTCAGTTGAAGAAAGTTTTTTGTTTCTTGAACTGCAAGAAGATGTAAGCGAATACACCCTCCCAAATGAAGTAATTGAAGTAAAAGATATTTACCGTAGAACCAGCGGCGTAACCGCTAATAGTGGTAATGACTTTGAGCCATTCCAAGCACAATACCTAAACACTTATATGTTAGGCAATCATAGACAGGGCGGCTTGGCAATGTTTGATTTTGTACACCAACATCGTGAAACAATGGGACGTTTGTTTGGTGCGGAGATGATGTTTAATTATCGTGAGCGTGATCACAAACTAGTATTACACCGCAAAGTCAAAGGCGATGATGCATGTTTCCTTCATGTGTATAATTATCGTCCAGATAATAATATTCTTGAAGATACACATGCGGGCCCGTGGGTTAAGGATTATGCATTTGCCCATGTTAGATTAATGCTAGCAGAAGCACGTGGTAAGTTCACACAGATTGCAGGGCCGCAGGGCGGCACAACAATGAATGCAGATCAACTGCGCACTGATGCACAACAAGATATAGACAAGTTAGAAGTTGAACTGACACTGTATAACGATGGATCAGCTGGTCTAGGCTTTGTTATAGGATAAAAATAAGATAATAAGTAAAATGACAACACTACCAGAATATAAACACGATCAATTACATGAAACAATTCGATGCCAAAGAAATTGGGATTGGGACAATCAAGTAACACCTGAGCATTTGGCAATAATCGATGAGTACGTAGAAAAGCCTCCACAACAACAAGGACAACAAACCTTTACTGTTGTGAGAATCCATAATGACATGGAGAAAATATCTTATTTGCACGATAGACTATTTTCGCCGCAATCTCAAGTATTGGCTCCTTTGGTTTACGTTTGGTTCCCGCTGCACCCGGGCCCAACCCATGAAGATAATTTAAAGTGCAAGTATCAACTAGGATTTCATGCAGGCCTTATATCCAAATTAGCAAATAGTCTTGGATATGCTACTGGGTTCTGTGGATGCGGCCCAGACAAGAGCAGATGGCATGAGGTTCAAACAAAATTTAGTCTATTTCCTGAAGAGACTTATGTCTATCCTCAGTTTATACTAAGTATAGGCCACGGCAAGCCTAATACTGAATATAACGTTGATCAAAATCATGGTTTTGTTCATGAATATTATGAATATAACTGGCCAATTGTACGTGATCTATAAAAATAGATTGACTATCGGCCCAGATCCTATTATAATATAAAAACAATAGGAGAAAAACAAATGAAACATAAACTACTAGTAATTGGACATGGACGTCATGGCAAAGACACAGTGTGTGAAATACTCCGTGATGAATATGGATACAGTTTCGAAAGTAGTTCACAATTTTGTTCAAAACTTTTTATCTATAATGATTTAAAAGACAAGTATAACTACACTAGCGAAGAAGAATGTTATGCAGATAGACATAACCATCGCAAAGAATGGTATGATGCAATCTGCGATTATAATCTTAGTGACGCGGCTACATTGGGCCGTGAAATGTTTAAAAAATATGATATCTATTGTGGATTACGCAACAAGCGTGAATTCTTTGCAATGAAAAATACAGGTGTATTTGATTATTGCATCTGGGTAGATAGAAGTATGCATCTAGAATCTGAATCCAAAGACTCGATGAGTTTAGAACAATGGATGGCAGATTATACTATTGACAACAACAGTGGACTATCTGAGTTAGCTTTTAATACTCGTGTGTTAATGCAACATTTAGGTTAACTACTAATATAACTCTGTTTCAGCCCCTTTTCCTGAAAATCCGCTAAATACGTATAGAACATAGATTCTAATTACGTAATTATGATATAGGAGAATTCCAAAATGGCAAATCTAGTCTCACCTGGCGTACAGGTTTCAGTAACAGACGAGTCAGTATATGGTCCAGCAGGAACAGGCACAGTGCCTATGCTTTTCATCGCAACAGGCGAAAACAAAGTAGACCCAACTGGTACAGAGACTGACGGTATTGCAAAACATACCAAAAAAGCCAATGCGGGTAAACCAATCTTAGTTACATCACAACGTGAACTAACACAATTTTTCGGTAACGTAGACTTCCGTCAAGTTAGTGGTGGTGTAGTGCAAGGTGATGAAACTAACGAATATGGTTTGCTAGCGGCATACAGCTTCCTAGGTCAAAGCTCAGCAGCATACATTGTTCGCGGCGACATTGACCTAACTTCACTACGTCCATTATCAACAGCACCAACAGGTCCTGTAGATAGTGGTACATATTGGATTAACCCAACAACTTCAAACTGGGGCATCTTCGAGTTTGACGGCAACGATTGGGTAGCAAAAACACCAACAGTTGAAATTACTTCAGGTGGCGCACCAACAGCATCAGTTGTTGATGGCGACTATCTAGTAGCAGTAGCAAACGGTGTTTCAGACACAAAAGTAGAGTACTACGTGGGCGATACTGGAGCATGGGTGGCAGTAACAGCTACATTTGCACCTCACTATAGCGCACCAGCATCACCAGTAACTGGTAATGTGTGGATTAAAACAACAACACCAGGCGGCGGTGTTAACATTGATGTACAATTATACACAGCAGATAACGGCGCATTTGTAACACAGAAGCCATATTATGCACAAGCATTGGCACCAACAGGTGTTATTGGAGACACATTCCAAGATGGTACTGGAGCAGTAGCACGTAACCTAGTTGATGGTGACATTTGGTTAGTAGTAGGTGCAAGCGATATTACAATTAGACGTTGGGATGATATTCAAAGTGGTTGGGACGATATTTCAACAGATCCAACAGTTGCAACTGGTGGTTATGTAGTAAACGTAGCAACAACACAACCAGTTGGTAATCCAGTTGATGGTACATTATGGTTTGACAATGCAGTAAATGACTTAGCAGTATTTGAAGTAGCTCTAGACGGTGGCGTACAAAAATGGGTACGTGCAACTAGTGTTCAATACAGTTCATCAGCACCATTGACAAACTCAGTAGGCGGCGCACTATCAGCAGGCGATTACTGGATTGATACTGATGCAGACGGATACCCAGTAATGTATCGCCACAGCGGCACGGCATGGGTACTAAAAGATAACACAGACCAATCAACATCAGCAGGTGTAGTATTTGGTGACATTACTGATTTAGACACAGCAGCGGGCGCTTATGTAGCATCTGGTGATGTACTACCAGGCGGTCCAGACCCATTGCTTTATCCAGTTGGAACATCAGCAGTTAATATGTGCCGCTCAAGTAGCACTGTTCGCGAATATGATGCAAGCCTAACAACAGCTTGGAAATGGCGCAACAATGCACCAAATCAAGCAACCGGCGCAGGTTCATTTGGTCGTCTAGCACAACGTGCAGTAATAGTTGCAGCACTCCAAGCAAGTGCATCAGGCACAGAGTTACGTGAAGAAACAGTAACATTCCGCTTAATTGCAGCACCAGGCTATCCAGAAATGATGGATGAAATGGTAACACTAAACAGTGATCGTAATGAAACAGCATTTGTTGTAGTTGACTCGCCATTGCGTTTAGCACCAAGCGATTCAGTAGCATGGGTACAAGGTACTAATGCAATTGAAAATGGTGAAGCAGGGCTAGTTTCTCGCAATACATATGCAGCAGCATATTATCCAAGTGTACTAACAACTGATCCATCAAGTGGATTAAGTGTAGTAGCACCGGCTTCACACAGTGTACTTTATACATATGCATACAGTGATAACGTAAGTTTCCAATGGTTTGCTCCAGCAGGACTAACACGTGGCCAAGTACAAAACGCAGCAAACGTTGGTTATATCAACAGCGAAGGCGAATTTGTAGCAGTGTCACTTAACCAAGGAACACGTGATGCGATGTATCTAAACAGCCTAAACCCAATTGCTCGCTTTGCAGCAGACGGTATTGTTGTTTATGGTCAGAAAACATTACATGCAGGTGCTTCAGCACTTGATCGTGTTAATGTAGCACGTCTAACAGCTTACCTAAGAGAGCGTTTTGCAACTATTGGACGTCCATACTTGTTTGAGCCAAATGACAAAAACACACGTGACAATGCTAAAGGAACATTTGATGGATTTATGTCAAACATTCTTTCACAGCGTGGCGTTTATGACTTTGCAGTTGTGTGTGATGAAACAAACAACACACCAGCACGTATTGATGCAAATGAACTTTATATTGATGTGGCGATTGAGCCAACTAAAGCAGCAGAGTTTATTTACATTCCAATCCGTATCCTAAACACAGGCGAACTTGGTTAATAAGTAATCAAAATAAATAATAAAAAGGGGTGCTTTATGTGCCCCTTTTTTGTTGGTTTTAGCTAAATACTGGTAGAAGACTATTAATCTTCTATACTAGTATATAAGAATGGAGACTTAAAATGGATGGATCAGACAACTTTCACATTCAGTCAACGGTAACTTCGCACGTACAGCCACTGAGCTCACAATGGCTATTTCAATCTGCAGGCGACATCATCGAATTAGATGCATGGCTACCAGAAGATGTTATTCAACAGGCGAAAGAATTTAATAACAACCCGGCGCTGATTAAAAGACAACGACCTACAAAAGATAACCAAAAAGCAGGATCAGAAAACGGCCCAAAAGGCGGGTTTGAATACAATTTTGTTCCTCAAGGATGGGATTTACCAATCAACACAACAACTCTTGGTTGTTTGATGTATGATTGCGGAGATTACTTATTTCCTCACCGCGATAAATGGAAATCATTGAAATCAGATGGACACATTTATGGTGACAGTGTACGTTTAATGAACTTCGCAAATGGTAATAACCAACATGAATTTACATTTATTCATGATGGGAAAGTAGTTACATTTGAACCACGTCGTTGGTACATAGTAAACACTCGTAAAATCCACAGTGGTGTATCCTTCATGGATGATGTGTGGCACTTTAGCTGTGACATTCACCTAAATTCAATGGGTGAACTAAACAGACCACGTCAGGAAAACTTAGAAATCAGTACTAACTGGTTACTAAAAGTTTTACCTTTTGCACAAGACCCAGAAGACACAAAAGGAGTTAGTTGCACACGTAACTAATTGTTAAAAGATATAAAAAGAGCAGAAAAATACCCTGCTCTTTTTTTCTGAGCAATATAGATAAATACAAATAGCAAATATTTTTAAGGAGAATTAAAATGGCTGTAATTTCAAACTTTGGTGTCCCAGTGGACGCGGCTGACGATAGCGGCGCAACTTTAATGCCAAAACTACAATACCGTTTCCGTGTAACATTTACAAATCTAGGCGGTGTTTCAGGTGGACCACTAGTAACACGCAATGTTGTTAGTGTAACAAGACCTTCATTAGATCATGACGATGTAACTATTGATACATACAACTCAAAGATCCGTTTAGCAGGAAAGCACATGTGGCAAGATATTACGCTAGTACTACGTGATGATGTAGATGGCGAAGTAATTTCACAACTAGGCAAACAACTAAGTCGCCAAGTAAACCACAATGACCAATCATCACCAAAAGCTGGTGCAAGTTATAAATTTTCAATGAAAATTGAAACATTAGATGGTTCTAATGGCGCTGGCGATGACAATGTAATGGACACATGGACATTAGCAGGTTGCTTTATTCCAAGTATTCAATATGGTGATTTAAACTACGCAACTTCAGAAGCCGTGCAAATCACTGCAACAATCCGTTATGACAATGCATCACACAATGATAAAAAGAGTGGCGAGCTATTAGGTACTGATGGAGCAGACTCAGCAAACGATAGTTCAGTTTCAACAGCACCTGGTACTAACTAATCTAAACCAAAAGGAATAGATTATGGGATTTTTAGGTGATGCAGCATCAAAAGCGTACAATCAGACCTCAAGTGGGGTTACTGAACAGACTCTATTGCCTAGACACAAATTTCAATTCTCCGTACAATTATCCCACCTGACTGAGTCAGGTGGGTTTACCACCTTGGATTTGAATCGTATCGTAAGTATTGATATGCCTAGCTACGATGTTCAATCAACTACATTGAATCAGTTCAACAAAAAAAGAATTGTACAACAAAATATAACATATACGCCAATTTCTTTAATTGCGTATGATACTCGTGATGCACAGATTGAAAAATTCCTAAAGAGTTATTCAAAATATTATTATGGCGGGGTAATGGATACTGCTGGAGGTATGTTAACAATGGATGATATATCATCAGTTGGTTTCTTTGACGGCAATACAGGTACTGGCTATAAATTACAAGATCAAAAATACTTTATTTCTAAAATAACAATTACAAGAAAAAGTGGCGAGAGTGATACCAACACTATTACTGTTTGGAACCCAATAATTACAAATATTGGCGCAGACACTCTTAGCTATAGTGAAAGTGGATTAGTAGAATACAGAATTGACTTTTTGTATGAAGGTTATGAAATAGAGACAGAATAATGGCAAAATTCCATCAAGGTGAATATGAGCCACAAAATCCACAAAAATATTTAGGAAAAGGACGCCCAAGATACCGTAGCGGTTGGGAGTTAACAGTTTTCCGTATGTGTGATAGTCATCCCAGTGTTGTAGGTTGGGGTAGTGAGACACACAGGATACCATATAAAAATCCACTTACTGGAAAGAATAGTACCTATGTTCCAGATCTATTGATGGTATACAAAGACAAAAATGGGCAAAATCATGCCGAGATAGTAGAAATTAAACCAGCAGGGCAAACACTGGGCGAAGCAAAAAGCCAGGCAGAAAAAGCAGCAGCTGTCGTAAACCATGCAAAATGGGAAGCGGCCAGAGCTTGGTGCAGAGCACAGGGACTGGGATTCAGAGTTATTACTGAACATCAAATTTTTAATAAACCTAAAAAGAGAAGAAAATGACAAAAAAACTTGAAGAAGAATTCAACCTACCTCCTATTGAAGATATTGACATTCCACTTGATGTTGAAGACGAAGTAATTACTCTAGAAGAAGCAGAAAATAATATTGTTGAATACCGAGGGCAATTGGACTTGGCACAACGTACTGATGCTGCACTTCCTATGGTAACTGGATTGGAAGAACTGGATAGAGAAATGGATGAATATGCTGCAAAAGCAATACAGACATTTGATGAGTTAGTTGATTTGGGCAAAAACGTAGAAGATAGAAATGCTGCTCCAGTATTTGATAGTGCAAGTAAAATGTTAACAGCAGCACTTCAAGCAAAACAAGCAAAGATGGACAAGAAATTAAAAATGCTCGAGTTACAAATGAGACAACGTAAACTTGACATGGATGAAAGAAAACTGGAACATCAGATTAAATTAAAGCAAGATGATGAAGACGACCCAGAGGAGATAGAAGGCAAATTTGTTAACGACAGGGCAAGCATGCTTTCAGAAATCGTGAGCCAAATGAAGCAAAAAGATAAATAGTATTAACGGAGAATATAGCTATGAAATCCTATACACAATACTTGAGTGAATCTAAAAAATCTTGGAAATTTAAGATTAAGACAATTCATGAATTAACAGACGATCAGTGTGATCGAATCGAGAAGCACCTATTAAAATATGACTCGAACGGACTCGGTGCTGCCAAGAAAACAATGTTACAGAGTATACCAACAGACTTTCCTAACCACAGAGGTTATGAGGTCTATAGACATGAGTTTGAAGTCAACTTACCAGTAAGTGGCTTTCAAATACAGACAGAAATCCAAAACTTGATTGGATTGAGAGATGGTGTACTTAAAGTAAAAGGTGAACACGAAATTGATGCAGACGACGAAGTCGAGCAAACAGATGTTAAAAGTGTATTAGAAGATGGTGAATATAACGAAGCTGAAAAGGTTAACTCCGATGACTTTTTTGGTGACGAGTACAACAAAAGTTTCATCAAAGAATTAGCTAAAATTAAAAAAGAAAAGGAAAAAGGCAATGAGTGATTTAGACAGATTATTAAAACTTGCAGGCCGTGAAGCACAACAAGTAGCTCAGAGCCCAGCAGTTGACAGAGAAATGAAAGAAGCTGCACCAGAAAATAAAAAAATGGTATGTAAAGATTGTGGTGACGAAATGGGTCATCCAACATCAGATTGTGAAAACAGTGCATACGACAAAGATGGAGATCATTGGATTGAAGTTGATATTGATGGCGATGGCGAGGCTGACATTAAAGTGGCAGCAGACATGGCAGATGAATCAGTAGAAGAAGCAGTAGGCGATTCAGACTCTGTAAGAAATATAGATAGTATTCTAACCAGTATGAATGCAGATCATCCAGGTGACATTATTGCTGATATACTACACTGGTGCGATGCAAAGAATGAAGATTTTAATGATCTTATAAGACGTGGCACTGACTATTACCGTGATGAGAAAGAAATGGCAGGCGACATGGATGAATCTTCAATGTCCGACGAAGAAAAAGAAAAAGCAATGAAACGTGCAATGCAGTCAGCAGACGAACCAGAGCGTGGCGAGAAGCGCAAAAAAGTATCAGTATCAAAAGCACCATGGGAATCATTAGAAGAAGACGATTTAGATGAAAACGCATTTAACCAAGCAGCGGCAGCGGCATCACGTGCAGGTAAATCAGAATTTGAATTTAACGGCAAAAAATATAAAACAAAAATGGACAAGTCAACAGCACACCAACTAGATGATGACATTCAGTTTGAATCAGAAGAGCTAGAAGAATCTTCATGCGGTTGTTGTGGAAATGATCCATGTGATTGTGCAAGTGATTGTGGTTGCAAAACTGAGTCAGTAAACGAAGCACCTACAATGGATACAACACAGATGGTAATCATGATGAAAAATGCAGGACTATCAGAAGAAGCAATTCAAACAAAATTAAATGAATGGGCTAATTCTCCAGCAGATGCAAGTGAACTTGAACAAACGTCACATGGCGAAGCATATGACTTTGCGCAAAACGTAAACCTAAGTCTAAAGCGTTATTTAGACGCACAGGATATGAAAGTGCAAGTATCAGAACACACTGTAGAAAATATGAAATCACTATACGAATCTAAGAAAAATAAGTAACGCTCTACTAACTGAGTAGAACGGCCCCCCAGAACAACGTAGTTTTAATTAACTACGTTGTTCTCTGTTATAAATACATTTATGAAAAATCCAGTAAACCATTATGTTGATCCGCACGGACAGGAAATGTCCTTTCATATACCTGATGATATTAATAAAATATGTGTAAACCTCAGCGGCGGTGCTGATAGTGCCATTCTTGGTTATATGACAATAAAATATTGCGAACAGCATGTACCAGATGCAGAAATACATTTTATTACTTGTGCTAACCAACCCAAAGGCTGGTATAATGCCAAGTATGGTTCTAGTGTAGTTGATAGATTGCTGCAACTTACTAGAACGAATATAATTAAAAGTCACTATATTTACTTTTCAGATGACCAAAGACGTTCTGATTTAAACATTGTTGAAGCTGGGATGGCTAATAAAGGAACTGCAAACTTCTTTATTCACGGGACTACGCAAAATCCTCCACTATCAGAGAAACATTTGCTTGAGGGCAGATATACAGCACGTGATCCTGGTCATGATAGATTTATATTAAAAGACCGGATCAATAATTGGAGATATCTACCTTTGATGTATGTTGATAAAAGAATGGTAGCACATCTGTACAACCAATTGGGAATGATGAAGTTATTATTTCCCTACACTAGAAGTTGTGAACAGGAAGCCAGACACAATCGAGACAGTCCAGTTTGGATGACCACAACTTGTGGTGAATGTTGGTGGTGTCGTGAACGTGAATGGGCATTTGGTCGATGATTGAGATTAAAAAAGAACATATATTAGATACGGTATTATTTTTAATTTGGAAAGAGCAAGATGAGTGTAGATACTAAATTAACTAAAACCCCTTATATAAAAGAAACATACACCCAAGAGCAGATATTAGAACTTGCTAAATGCATGGATGACCCTTTGTATTTTATTGAAGAATATTGCTGGATACAACATCCAACAAAGGGACGTATGAAATTTAAACTTTTTGGGTACCAAAAAGAGCTAATACGATCATATCATGATTATAGGTATAGTATTGCATTGATTAGTCGTCAAATGGGCAAGTCAACAGCAGCTGGTGCGTATTTACTGTGGTACAGTATGTTTATGCCTGACCAAACCATCCTTATTGCAGCTCACAAATATAGTGGTGCACAAGAGATTATGACACGTATTCGTTTCAGCTATGAATTATTACCTAACTTTATCAGAGCTGGTGTTACTAGCTACAACAAAGGTAGTATAGAGTTTGACAATGGTAGCCGAATCATCGCACAGGCAACAACAGATAACACCGGACGTGGTTTGAGTATATCGTTAGCATACTTGGACGAATTTGCATTTGTGCGTCCTAGCATTGCCCGTGAATTCTGGACAGCACTATCTCCTACCCTAAGTACTGGCGGTAAATGTATTATTACCAGTACACCCAACCAGGACGATGATCAGTTTGCACAAATTTGGCGTGAAGCATGCAATACGATTGACGAGTATGGTAACAAAAAAGAAACAGGCAAGAATGGGTTCAAGAGTTATAATGCCGATTGGAAAGAACATCCAGATAGAGATCAAGAATGGGCAGATGAGGAAGAAGCTAAAATTGGTGAAGAACGTTTCCGCCGCGAACACCTAAATGAATTTATTGCCTTTGATGAAACTTTAATTAGTAGTTTAAAGTTAACCATGATGGAATCAAAAGATCCATGGGCTAAACAAGGACAGGTACGTTGGTACAAGCCAGTTAAACCTGGCGCACTGTATTTGTTGGCATTAGATCCTAGCTTGGGAACAGGCGGCGATAATGCAGCTATACAAGTATACGAACTTCCTGGAATGCTACAAGTGGCAGAGTGGATGCATAACAAAACCCCAATACAACAGCAGGTTAAAATATTGCAGACATTATGCAAATATATTGAAACAGAAAGTAAAGGAAAGAGTGAAATATACTATAGTATAGAAAACAACACCCTTGGCGAAGCGGCACTTGTCACGGTTGAAGGTATTGGCGAAGAAAATATACCAGGAACATTTTTAACTGAACCAAAAAAACGTGGCAATAGTACAAAGCTCAGACGTGGGTTCACTACAACACACAAAACAAAGCTAGCATCATGTGCTAAATTAAAGCATTGGGTTGAGACAGATAAAATTGAGATAGCCAGCGCACCTCTATTAAGAGAATTAAAAACATTTATTGCCCGTGGCAATAGTTTTAGTGCTAAAGAAGGTGAAACTGATGATCTAGTTATGTCATTAGTATTAATTGTACGCATGGCACAGGAAGTGACTAGGTATGAAGATGCAGCATTTGAATATCTAGGAACAGATGATGATGACGATTATGACGAGCCAATGCCAATGAGCTTTTTATAAGCCTATTTGCATAAATACATATAACAAGAGGGCATCAATGTGGAAAACGAAGATTTAAGTTCAGAAATATTCAATGTATTAAAAGGCGCAAATTACGGCCTATTGCTATATAAGAATGATGGAAGTAAAACAACTGATCCAGTAGAAGCTACACGCTTCTATTCGTCAGACGCTGACTTAATGGTAAGTATACGTTTCAATGATACAAAAGCAGAAGTTTTAGTTCAGGCGGGACATGATTTCGACGTCTTAGCAAATAAAAAATTAATATCTATTATTAAAAACATAGCCCACAAGAACCTAGGTGAATTTACAGTGAAAAAGTTTGATAAAACAATAACCCCAAAAGATTTTGCACATCAAAGTGTAACAGAATCAGCAGCATTTGGCAAAGCCTTTGGCGGCGTAAAAACGAGCTATATGCCAATGCAAAAAGCCAAACTAATCATTAAGCACACAAAAGGTGTTAACGAAGAAGTACGTGGATCACGTAGCCGTAACATACACAGCTTATTCATTGAAAACTCCCAAGGTGAAAGATTTAGCTTCCCATACAAATACATGGCAGGAGCAAAAGCGATGGCGATGCACGTCAACGAAGGCGGTACTCCTTATGATGATAAAGGTGTAAGTATTTTATCATTATGTGAAGAGATCGCAGATTTAAACAAGTTTGTAAGACATGTTAGATCAAACAAATTGGTAAATGAGAATAATACCGAGATTGTAGAAACAGTACGTGGTCACATGGCCCGACTAAAAGAAACAATCAATAGTCTCACAACACTTAAAGGTTATAACAACTTCCAAGCACAAGAAGTGACAGAAGAAGACAAAAGTGTTGACATTTCAGAAAAATTCCTATACAATACTATTACAACTGAAGATTTGGAAAAAGCAATGACTCGTGTCAATAAGATTGTAGGCGAAGCAGCATTTAAAGATAGCATGGAGAAAGAAACCATTTCTGCACTATACGATATGATTAAAGACAAGCAAGACTTTGGTATTTCGTTTGATGCAAATGATCCAGACCATCCTGATCATCAGGATCCAAATAAATTTGGTGGACAACATGGTTCGTCAGCAAAGTTGGCCTCCATGCTTACTTTCCTAGGAACAAATGCTAAAAATGACGCAGGTGCAAATCACTTGCTAAGACTAAGTGAATTGGTTACAGAGATGTCACCAAAAACATTAAACTTAGTTGCACAGATGGCTATGTATTTAAACAAAACAGCCAACCGTGTTTCAGAACCAGTTGAAAGCATTGCACTTGATGAAGGTGTTATGCTTACACTACGCAAAATGGTTGGATAATTATTTTGCAAAAAGTGCTTGACAGTAAGCACTCAAAGTACTATACTGTACAGGCAAACAAAGGCAAGTAGTCAATAGACTACAACACACAAAGTGAAGAATAGTTCTTCGCTACTAATATAGGCTAATAAAGGAAAACATATAATATGTCACTAGCAGAAATCAGAGCAAAATTGCTCGCACAAGATAATTCACAAAATAACAATCGATCATCCGGTGGCGACAACGCTATTTTCGCACACTGGAACATTCCAGAAAACACTAGCGCAACATTGCGTTTCCTCCCAGATGCAGATGAAATGAATACGTTCTTTTGGAAAGAGCGTCAAATGATTCGCATGGAGTTTTCCGGCGTCAAAGGCGGCGACGAGAATAAACCAGTAACTGTACAGGTACCCTGTGTAGAAATGTGGGAAGGACAGAGCTGTCCAGTACACGCAGAAATTCGTCCATGGTTTAAAGATCCTTCAATGGAAGATATGGCTCGAAAGTATTGGAAAAAACGTTCATATATCTTCCAAGGCTTTGTAACACAAAGTGATATGACAGAAGACAATGCTCCTGAGAATCCAATTCGACGTTTTGTAATCTCTCCTCAAATTTATAAAATTATCAGTTCGGCTCTTATGGATCCAGAGTTCCAAGAACTTCCAACTGACTATGAGTTGGGCACAGACTTTAAAGTTACCAAAGGTAAAAAAGGTCAGTATGCAGATTACGGAACATCTAACTGGGCTCGCCGCGAACGTGGTCTAGATCAAGCAGAACGTGACGCAATTGCAACACATGGCTTGTATAATCTCAATGACTTCCTTCCAAAGAAGCCAGACCAAAACGCACTTAATGCAATCATGGAAATGTTTGAAGCAAGTGTAGATGGTCAACTATATGATCCTGAGCGTTTTGCAGAGTTCTATCGTCCATACGGCGTAGATGCTCCAGCATCAGGCTCACGCTCATATGCTCCAACAGCACCTGCACCACAGCCAGCGGCACCAGTAGCAGAAGCAACAAATGACACAGGTTGGAAAGACACTGCTCCAGCAGCGCCTGCTCCA